GGGAAAATGTACTCTCCTTTTATTCCGCATAGGAATTCTTGGATGACAATCCTTATAATCCTACCCAAACCAACTTTATGTTTTATGTTTTTGTATTGTTTATTTGTTTTGTCACGTATTGCGAATGAATTCATTATTTCAATGTGTTAGGTAATATTTTTGTGATGCTTTAGTGTATGTTGGGAATAACGGCTTAATAACCCGCCCTTCGTTAGATCTATTGTTAAGCATTAGTATGAGATCACCGCTTGATAATGAAGGAATGTATTTATGCAATTTTAATGGTATGATTTTATTTTAATTCTCGCATTGAGTGCTAGTAGTTTGTCTGATTTAAATATCGAAGTGCATCTCCACTGACATAGTCTATTGCGGCTCGTAGTAACAGCGACGTAATGTTACAACGGACTAGTACTATCTTGAGTTATTTTAATTTCGTCTATTATTTGAGGCGTATTTTACACTTACTTTGCGATATATGGTGTTTGGTTGGTTCACGGAAAAACCATCTGCTTACGCAAGAGCATCTACTTGTGTAGGGTGGCGGCCTGTTCGCTGCAACGGATCTTCTCTTTTACTATGGCTACAACTTATAATTCACGTATAACGCATTATCAAACTGGTAAGATGGCATTCACAAATCTTTTCAACATTCAGTGGACACAGAGAACCGGGGTCTATAAAACCGCGTTGGATTCGATGGTCCAAAGTAGGGATCAAGCGCAACAGTTCATTGAATCTGTTGATCCTGAAGTTAACCGAGAGCGACTCGGTCAGGCGATTGCGCAGTATTGTACTGCGATGCAGCAACTGGAGCTCTTCCTAGAGTTCATCACCAATGAAGAGCGAGAATTAGAGTTTACGGATCTCTGTAATCTCTATGACTCCTTGGAGGATGGCGAATTTCACATGGAATCGGAGCTCGTTGTTAGTTTGAAGGCGAAGCGTACGAGGCTGCAAGCGAGATATACTAGTTATGTCGAGCGTGGCATGATGGATGATGTGTTGCGGAAAGAAATGTATGACCAACTTTGGTATCTCACACGAGAGATTGAGGTTGTGTCACACTTGAGCGTTGAAGCAGCAGCATCAGAGTTGATGATGGGGCAGGCGCAAAGGAAGGCGGCGCAGGCGACAAGCACGAGACGGACATCTGTGTCTGACTTGGTCAAGTACGTTGAACAAATGAACATCGAGAAGCTGCCGAAAGACAGTACCTATGTAAGCGTAGTTGGAGCTATGTACAAGGTTAGATCGATGGGATTGTTCCTGCAGGCTAACGCACCGGGACAGCCGTTTGTGAAATTGTGTGAAGACGCAATGAAGACAGCACAGGATGTGATCGATGTAATGCATGAGTATTACGTCGATGAGAAGTGGAGACTTAAAATTTCCACTGGTGAGACGTTTAAACAGGCGATCATGGAAATGGCTACAGAAATGGGAGTCATTACGAACAAGGCTCGAATCACTATGAATGAGATGACGATTGCAGGAAAAGCGCAGTGTATTGTTGACTCACGGAAATTAATTGGACAAATTAGTTTGATAAAAGTTTGGATAAATGAACATTGGGAGGGAACCTTTCATATGGACAGCGTTGAATCACTAGCGATGTCAGCACTCACAGGAGTTGCAGGACAAGTAATGGGCAAGTTGCCTGGGGCTTTTGGCAAGGGGTTGCAAATGCTTAAGGGAAATAACAATGATTCACCAGCGCAGCCAGACGCAAGTTCCGCTGCTATGTCGGTTGTTGATTTGCCAAAACCCGTGGCGTCTGCAGGTTTTAAAGTTGGGGACGTAATGGGATGGTCCGGAGAGAATTTTTCAGCAAAACCGAACGTGGACTCAGCGCACTTGCTGGCCAGGTGTCAGATTGCCTCAAGGATAAGAAATTTGAATTGGGCAACGGCCGACGTGGTTGGCACTGAACTAGTGCGGACAAAATCGCCAACACTGGGGGTAGGCGCCCATATCTTGGTGACACCGAGCATGCCTATTGATTCGAAATTCTATGCAGGACCCAATCAAAGACAGGTTAATACTCTGATGAGTTTCCTTTCCGATTACTATACGTATTGGAGAGGAGACTTGGAGTATACCATCGAGGTTCTGCCCACGAAATTTCATCAAGGACAGCTGTTCGTCGTGTTTCAACCTATCGACATTACAGCAACAGAACGCATACCGTCTCTGGTTCAAGCCAGGAACTGTGTGTCAGCGACGATCGATTTGAGTACAAGCAACCGGACAAAACTTAGGATACCCTACATTTCGGCTTTTGATTATTTGAAAACACAGAGCGGCCTTGGGGAGTACAATGTGAACGCAAACTCGTTCACGAACATAGTGCGTAAACTCAACGACAGCTATGTTGGATACATTCGCATTTATGTCCAGAATCCGCTGGTGGCACCTTCAAATGTGTCACCGGACATAGACATAAATGTGTATGTAGCGGCCTGCGAAAATTTTGAATTCGTGGTGCCGAGGGGACCAGACACTGCCGTACAAATTAACGGCGTGTTGGGGAAAAGAGACGAGGGAACCTTTCATATGGAAAATATTAAAGATTCCGCCGTTGGACCACCGGTCCACATCCCTTCCCAGGGTTTTGTGACCAAAACTCGCAATCAGGTGCAAACTGATTGCAATGTGAAGGAAGCTACTCTTGAGACAATCATGACGAAAGAGTATCTTCTGGCAACAGGATTAAATTGGACAGCAACGCAAGTGAGCGGAGATTTTGTGATGAATACGAGGTTGAATTCCTTGTTTACATCACCAAATCTATCAATTCGAGGGTTGATGGAGTATCACAAGTATGTGCGATTGAATGTGGAAATCACAGTCAGATTCAACTCTTCGCCTTTCTTTAGTGGATTGGCGGCCTTGTTTTTCACTCCGTATCAAATAAATACGGGGCTGTGGCAAGGAATGAATACTCTGACCCAATTGCCACATGCGTTTTTCGCACCAGCAAGTGAGACTTCGGCAACACTTCGAATTCCGTGGATAGCCCTTACTAGGCTGTTGACGGTGGACAGGTTTGAGAGTGGAAATTACGACCTTGGATACATCAATTTGGTCGTCTTCAATCAATTGCGACCACCTACTGAGGGCAGCAATGCTCTAGTCGGTACGGTCTGGGGAAGAATCATTGATCCGTATGTGGGAGTGAAGAAGCCGGATCTGCTTGTGAGGGCGTCGGATGACATCGACATTGGAACATTCCATATGGAGAACCCGTCTGCTATGAGTAAGGAGCCCACTGAGACAGTGGGTGTTACTCAGGAGATGGAGGCCCCATTGGAAGGAGGCGAGCCAAATTTTAACGAAGGACCGTCTGATTCTGCAAAGCAAACATTCACAGGAGGAAACATGTTTCAACCATTGGGGGGAAACGTGCGAGGATATATCAGGACAGATCACATGCATGCAATAGATCTCATTCGTAGGCCGAGTCAATCGGCATTTCAAGTGATCAATGCGGCATCGTCGATGAGACAGGACCTGTGGTATCGTGTGCTTCGGCTCAATCAGTGGGGTGGACGTCCCATGGATGAAATTCGAGCATTGTATTGGGCTTGGTCTGGAACTATTCGCAATACAATTGTGACAAATGTGGGGAACTATGAAAACATTGTTTTGGGGGCAGTTCCGACTTTCGCTGAATCATTCAATACGTCTTATGACGCGAGCGTTCACGAATTTCAGAACTATGAGAAATTCTATAATGGGTTCAACGTTTGGAAGCCGGGTCTTGAGTCTTCCAAAGTCATTTCGGTGCCATTTTACAGTCAGGTACCGATGCTGCGAAATCCAATCGCAACTGATGGCAAAACACCCATCACAACGTACACATCGCAGAATGTGGCGTTTTTGGATATCCTAATGCAGTACACGCGTCCAGCGAATACTGAATCAGGAGTACCTCCCGATATGGCGATCACCGTTTTTCAATCAGCCGGTGATGATTTCAAATTGTACTTTCCGTTGGACATACCGACTCAGATATTTCCAACGGTTAGCATCACCCCGCGTGGATACCCGAAAGGTAAGACAGTAGAATCGGAGGTGGACGAGATGGGGGGATATGTCAAAGATTTGACGTTGGATGGGGATGTTGAGGCTAACCCCGGGCCTGTCGATTTGACCGATGGCCAAATTGAACAAGAGCTCACCGACTTGCTGGATGACATGCACGCGCTTGGGGACTTGTCTCCTTGTGCAGCGTTTGGCAAGATTTGGAAGTGGGTGGCCTCTTGGGTAGAGAAGAGAGCATCAGCATCTACCATGGATAGGATCAAAACAAGATTACAATCAATTCACGACGTGATTGTAGGAAAAATTATACCAGTCGTGGTTTGGGCATTGGATTTTTGCCTAAACATACATTTGATATTCTCGAACGAGTCTACATTTGTGAAAGCATTGGCGTTAACATCGTTGACGGCAAAGTGCATCATGTCCTATAAACATGGGATAACGTTGTTGGAGCAACTAAAGGGGACAACGGAAGGCACACAGCACATTTCACGAATTAAGAATCTGTCGAGGAAACTCAAGCAGGACATCTTGCGGGAAGGGAAATTTCATATTGAATCATCGCCAACTATAATTGCAGGATCTATTGCGGCGTGTCTCGTCGCAGGGGTTATTGGAATGCTCGGAAGTGGGTTGGCTAAGAGTGACGTGAAGGACGTTAGGAGTTTGACGACTTGGAGATTGGCGGAGGCTTGTGCTTCCCTGTCGAAGGTGAACTCAGGCATGAAGGCTGTCCCGGAGATGTGGACAGCTGTGACAACTGGACTGAAAACTGGAATTGAATATGTTTTCGAGGGAAAACCTCTATTCAATGATTGGTATGACAAGCGGAAGGGAGATCTTGAGGTGTGGCAGAATCAGTGGGATGAGGACAAGGTGCATAATTTGTTTGACGCAAATAATGTATTTAAAATGGACAACTTTGATAAATTGACGGCGCATGCGAAAATTGCTATGGAAGTTCGAGCTCATCAAGGAGCAGTTAAGATGTTTCCAGTGACTTGGTCGCGAACCGCAGAGCAGATTCTTGAGGTTATGACAAGCGCACAGAAAGCGCACGACTATGCAAATGGTCGATTGGAACCTGTAGGGATCTACGTCAGTGGTGGAGCTGGTTGTGGAAAGTCTATTGCGTGGAATTCAGTATTTCCTTTTGCGATCATGAAGAAGGCAGGTTTGGTTGAATCTTTTAAAGAGACCAAACGTCAGGTTTACTCTAAACCGCAAGATCCGCAGGAGAAGTATATGAATGGTTACGCAGCTCAGAGATGGGTGAGTGTGGACGATTTTGGAGCTGGAAGTGAAGATATCGATGCCTGTCAACTTATTAATCTCATATCCACAGCGGCATGCCCCGTCCTCATGGCGGATATTGCCGACAAGAAGACGATGTTTGAATCGGTCTTCGTTTGTTTGACGACGAATCAAAAATCAACAGTGCCTATTACCACAGTCAGAGATAAGTCTGCGCTTAAACGCAGGTTTCCTTTTTCTATAACTATGGAGACATCAACAATTTTTACCAAAGAAGGGAAATTGGACTATGAGAAGTACGCCAAGGAAATTAATGATGTGAAGGGCGGATCAATCGACCAGTTGTGTGCAGTCATGGATAAAGTGTGGATATTGAAGAAATTGAATATCGACAATGGAGCAGTCGGGGAGCGAATCACGGCGACAGCATTGGTTAATCAAGCGGCAGATGAGTACAAGAGGCGTAAGAAGTTAGATGATGGCATGTCAGACATGCTTGAGACTTTTCACATGGAGCATTTCGTGCCACCAAAACCAAGTGCACGAACACCTGTATTTGGGACAGCACGTGGAACGGAAGGTTTGAGAACCGAGAGGACTACTGCGTTGATGGAAAAGGAATGGATGTCAGTGTGCATGCCGGCTTGGAAATTGCAGAAAAATGGTTGTTTGGACTACGAAGCTGCGCAGCGTACGTTGACTGAAGTGAGGATAAATCCGCAGAGGTATGGTTTTATTGATTGGGATGATGTTAGTGACGGAATTTTGATGAATGCACCGGCAGTGCAAGGGTGTCCAAAAACTTACACCCCACAGAATGCGGAGAAATTTTTACAATTTTTGTCAATGTTGCATCATATACCCAAACCCTACACCTGGACTGGACCTAAGAAAGCGAAGTGGAATGGTATAGCCGTATGGGTTGGTGGTATTTGTGGAGTTGTTGTGTTGTCCGGTTTGGTGATCGGAATAGTGCGTGCTCTGAGGAAGACCGTGATGGAGAAGATTGAAATGCACGCGAGTGACTACACAAATGTGAAAAATTACACCAAGAACACGAAAGCCGTACCGAAGAAGTCGACCATAACTAAAACAATGGGAGAGTTTCATGGTGATATGGAAGGGGCGCAACTGTCCATTGCCAAGTCTATGAGACGCATTGAGTTTGTTGTGGACGGCCAAGCTGTTGGATTGTATTGTCTGGCCTTGGATTCTAGGACTTTGTTGGTACCCGATCATTTTTACAAGAGGTGGTTGGAGACGAATGGAGCACCAATGTATATTCGTCAGGTAAATGGAGCTGGAGAGGACATTGGGGACTCGCCATTGCTTATCAACGCGGGTAATTCTTGGCAATTGAATAATGTGGAATTTTCGAAGGGAATCAAGGATGTACGCCTTGTCAAATTGGTGGGGACTAACATCAATCATGCCAGGAACATTAGGCATTTGATTGCGACTGAATCGGACATGAAGAAGTACGCAGGAACACAGGTGAAGGCGCTGTGGGGACGAGCAGATTGAACAGCGGCTATGGCGATGGTTAATATCGGTTGGTCGGAAGTGAGTCACGGGATCTACGTGAATCGAGCGCAGTCGGAGGAGAAATCTGTCCCAGGCATGTGTGGGAGACCATACATGCTTCCGACAATTCGAGACGCCAGACCTCTGTTTGGTATGCATTCAATTGCTTACTATAACGGAGATCATGGTGTCTCGTGTTTCTCGCGAGAGTCGATCGCGTATGCGGAAGGGCTGTTGGATGAGAAGATGGAGTTGGTGCCGATAGCGGTGGAGCCTCTAGAGCAGGAGGGAGTCTTCGACGTGAGAGCTGAGAAGAAGACGAAGCATTGGAATTCGAAGGAAATGTGCATGCGTGGAGAGTGGTCGATGAATGGGCATGAGATGGTCAAGCATTGTCCTAATAAGACTGCGTTTGAGCGTTCTGAATTACAACATCCGGACTGGGAGGATGAGTACGAGGTGGCGATTATGGCGCCGACGGAAATCTTTGGGGTGGTCAAACACCCGCTCTACGCAAACATACAGAAATATGATGTGAATGCGGAGAGATGTGTGCCACATACGATCCACAACATGGCGTTGAAGGAGTATTGTCGTAGGATTGGCGAAGTAGATAATCCCGTAGTGTTGAATGAACATGAAACTTTGAACGGGATTGGATCTATGCGTCCTATTGTGTTGTCAACGTCGACTGGATATGTGTCGGAGTGGTACGCGGATGGTAAGCATGAAATCTTTGATGTGCGAGAGGGCGAGGTCGTTGATGGTGTTCAGGAACAGCAAATTCTGACATATTCAGATGTGGCTAGAGAGCGAGTTATCCCAGTTTGGGGAAAACCGTTGCTTGCGCATTTGGAAGATATGGAGAAGGATTTGGCTGAAGGTAAGGAGCCATTGACGGTGTGGACTGCAACGTTGAAGGATGAATTGTTGACCAGGAAGAAAGTGGACATAGCTAAGACGAGGGCATTTGTGCAACCGGGGATCGATTTCACCATTTTGATGAGGAAGTATTTTGGGCACATGAGTGACGTCATGAAAACTAGGGCTGGATTTGCGCTCCATCACGGCATAGGAGCGGATAAAGAAACCGTGTGGGGTCTCTACTACGAGGAATTGAAAAGTAGGGGCGGAAAAGGATTTGACCTTGACTATTCGGACTACGATGGTAGTGTGTGTCAGCAAGCGATCGATTTCTTTTTACAGGTTTCCGACCATTTTTATGGTGAGGTCGGAAAGAAGCAGAGGCATGCTCTTATAGCTAGTCTCAGAGATTCGAAGATGTTGGTTGGTCGTTATTTAGTGGAAACTATGCAGGGAAATAAATCTGGGAATCCATTGACTGACTTGTTCAACTCCATTACCAATGTGTGGTTCGTGTACAGTGCGTACCTGTTGTGCAGGGGCACGGCAGGGAAAACTGTGACGATGGATCATTGGGATGCTGAGGTGCGCATGTTAACCTACGGGGATGATGTCATTTTGGGAGTGACGGATGATTGCCTCGAGTGGTTCAATCGAATCGAGGTCAAAGCGGTGGCAGATCTCGTGGGAATGCGAGTGACAGCGGCTGACAAGGACAAAGCCATGGTGAGATGGGATGATATTGAGACATTGACGTTTCTCAAGAGTCCCTTCATTCAGCGCGATGGTTTCGTGGCATCACCGTTGCCTTTGAAAGTGATTCATAGGCAAGTGATGTGGCAGCGAAAAGCCAATGCGAATGATGCTGGGATATTGAAGCAGAAGATAATGGACTCGGTGGAAATGATGGCCCATCATGGAAGAGAGGCTGTTGATAACTTCATTTGGCAACTACATGAAGTTGGGGTCACTGTTGATTTTTGGTTCCGGGATTGGGAAGCTAAGATGCGCGCGAAACAGGAGTTTGCGTCCATCGAAGGGGTATCACCTGGGGGTCGCGTAATTTTGGGGTCGAAATTTTATGAAACACCGGAGGGATTTGTATGGGATCCAGTCGATTGGAGTAAGTGGTAGACCGACTTCTATAACTTTGGCAAGTTATAGTCGTATGTGCCATTTAGTAAGCGTGAGCGGCTTGCTATCTTATGATGCTTAACAATTCACTTTTCCTGGGGTGCGCGAAG